CGCGATGCAAGCAGCGACAACTATTTCCGAGTCAGAGCAGCCGAATACATCAGCACCAAAGAAGCAGCAAAGGAACACGCTGCTGCTGGCAAAGACTTGAAAGCAATGGTCGGACTAGATGAACGCGAGGTCTATACCGATGAACTTAGTATCAAACGAGACAAGCGTGGTTCGCTACGCATCAACATAAAGAAGTAGGGGACAGGGGAGTAGAAACCCTGCCCCCCGCTGTCGAAAGGAGGTAACAGCATGACCGATTATACAGCATCACCATTGATAAGTGAAGAGGCCGAGCCTCTTATCCACTTAATAGGAAATGAATACCAGCTTGGTTGGCGTTCAGTGTGGCTTCACACTCCAGATGAAGCAGTGCGGATTGAATACCGCAATAGCAGACTTGTTCTAACAGTAGTGCGAAAGGAGAAACAGCATGACAGTGAACAACCTAGCCCCCAACACAGCGAGGGCAGCAAACAAACCGACGAACAATATGGAACTATGGGAGAAGGTGTCCCCATCGGACTCAGCTTACCTGAAGAAGGTTAGCTTTGGGTCACGTTCCTTCACCAGCATTGATCCAATGTATCAAATCCGAGAGGCTACACGCGCCTTCGGCCCGGTCGGTCAAGGCTGGGGGTGGCACTCTCAAACAGAAATAATCACTATGGCGAATGGTGATGTGGCGTTTCTTGCACACATTACAGTTTGGCATGGCAACGCACACAACAACTTCGGGCCATTCACGGGTTGCCGGACTTTCTATAAGAAAGACCGCATCGCAGAAGACGCACCCAAGATGGCTGTCACAGATGGGCTAACCAAGGCATTGTCGCACCTTGGATTCAACGCCGATGTGTTCCTTGGAGAACACGACAACAAGTATGCGGCAGATAGTAAAGGCGTAAAAGGAGATTGGTAATGAGCCAGACTTACGATAACACAGATAGCGGGGCGGTATTTCCCCCTCGTGACAACCACAAGATGATCCTTACAGGGCGTGTAAACAATGATGGCAAAGACAGCCATATGGTTGTCACCATGTCCACACTGCCAGATGGCAAGAAGATTATGGACATCTATGAAAAGGTCGGAACTTTGTTCCCGAATGAGAAAGGTGAAAATCCAAACTCACCAGACTACACGGGGCCGATTGGTAGCAGACGAGTTGCCGCTTGGCGCAAGCAGAAAGATGACATGAGTTTCATGTCCCTCTCACTCAGCGACAAACAACAAGGTGGTAACAATGCAGAAGCACATAGAAAGCCAGTGGATGACAGCATCCCCTTCTAAGCTACTGACCATCGAAGAGGTGGGGGCGGCACTGTCCGTCCCCCCTCAAGATGTGAAGAAGCTATGCCGCAAGCACAGTGTAGCGGTGGTCAAGGTAGGCCACAAAATTAGAATGACTCTAAAAGATTACGAAGAACTAGTCGGGAAGATGACAACATATTATGGATGAACTAACAGCATGGCAGCAAAGAGCAATCCAAGCAGAGGGCAAGCTGCGCGAGATTGCATCTATGCCAAACGATTCAGTTGGTTGGAAACAAATGAGGGCAGCGACAGCAATGAAAGCCCTTGAGGAAATGGATGTGCCAGAAAACATTCTTATCTATATCCGACAATCAAACGACCCGCAGTATCCGGCGCAGCTATGTGTCCGAGATGATACAGTTGACCCTTCTTACAATGTATGGGGCATGACCCCTCGCGCTTTGTATAACATGGTGCGTATTGGGGTGGGTTTGATGTCACAAGAAAAGTTTTTCAATAATGCACATCACTCTGAATGAAGCAGAAAAAAGACTCTGCCTTTTTGTGGCGCGATCCCGAAACGCTGCCGCTCGTGAGGTCGCTCCAGAAGATGCACTTAGGGTTTCTGCACAAGACCCTATCTTCGTTGATTACGAGGGTGCAATGGGTGAACTGGCTTTCTCCAAAATGCTAGATGTTTACCCAACAGAAATCTTCGAGATCTATCACCGCTCCTCCCTCAATGGTGAAGATCCGGGCGACCTCACATTTAATAACCTAGTCATTGATGTGAAGACAACGATACATAAAACAGGGAGACTAATCTCGTTTAGGAAAAACCCTGCTATCAATATGTTCGTGTTGATGACGGGACAGGATGGGGAGTATGACCTTGCTGGTGGCATGTGGTCATCAGAACTTTACCTTCCCTCTCGGTATGGTGTTCCTAGCGGCTTGTCGAAAGAGTGTTACTGTGCAACACAAGACGAAATGCTAGACCCCAGACAAACAATGGAATCAATTAGCTTCTAGTGTAGGTATGATTGCGGCTCTTCGCCGGACATAATAGCGAACAACTCTTCTGATAGTTCTTCCGCTTCCTCCATATCAACAAGCCCAGAAAATTCCAGCACCAACACGGGGAAACCATCATCCCCTTCCACGATAGTCATCTTGAAATCATATTGGCTCATTTGATTAGACCTTGCTGGTAACTGCGACCATTGAAAGTTAGGGCTTGTTTGCGGTTCTGTCCATCTTTCTTATAGGACACATGAACCCAGCCGCTATTGGGCTTGCCGGACTCGTAGTGTTCCAGTATCAACTGGTCATACTCTAGGTTGGCTTGAATCCAAGAGGCGACCTTGTGGTTATCGACCCCAATGATTTCAAAGTCAACAGCCTCCCCCTTACAGTGCTGACTGGTTGGCTTGCTGCCAATCTCCTCGCACAGAAACTCACTGCGGTAGCCACTTGATACAATCACAGGGGCATTGAACTGGCTGCGCGTAGGCTCAAGGACTGCTTCACACAACGCCCGAAGGGAGGAGATGTGTTCCTCTGTTGGGGTGTTGTCGAGGCCTAGCCGGGTCGCGGTCTGGCTCTTGGTCATCTCCTGCAAAGTAAAGTTGGGTGTGATTCGCCCTTTGGTGGGGACGGGTTTACCCGCAGGAGTTACTACTTTTTTCCGCGCATACTCATCAGCTTGTCTGCACCCTTCACCCCAAACGAACTCGTCACGGCGATGAACAGGAGATACTGATACCACTGCGGGAGCGTATCCAACACCGCGAACCCCTCCCGCACTTGCTGGGTAAGCGATGGAATAAAAACTAGGATTGCAGGGAGCATCAAGACAACAAGAGCAAACTCATCTTTCCACGAGCCTTTGGTTGCGTCAGCCATGTTGGCTTCCCAATCAATCTTGCCTGTTGCAATCTTCTTTTGAACAGCGGCATCAGCCTTTGCCTTCTCGACCTTGACCTCTGCTTTGGCTTTGGTTTCTTGAACCTTGCCATCCACCCAGTTCCCGGCAATGCCAGCAACCGCACTAAAGATATTCATCATTTCCTCTTCCTTACTTCTGTCAAAGCTTTTCGTATCTGCCCAATCTCAGGCTGGTCAAACTCACTTGCTCGTATGCTCGTGCGTTTCTTTTCAACTGTTGTAACACACTTTACCACGCACTTACGAAGTGGCAATGAAACATAACAAATAAGATCAGTGTCAGTTTCGTTTACAACGCGCTTGGATTTACTCCCCTTGCTTGTCATAAACTTATAAGAAGGGTTGTTGATCCCCTGACTAATGCTTGCTGATTTTACTTCCACTCGGTAACTGTTGCTATCGTCATCAAAAACTAAAAGATCAAAGCCCTCGTGATTTACTCGACAACACTTCAAACCGCTTTCTTCAAAGACAGCCTCTGCTATTAACTCGCCCACCCTACCAAGTTGAACTGCATTAGGCACAGTTTGATAGCCCACTTACTTATCCTTTTCTTCTAGCCTGTCTAGTTTATCAAGCCTACGCTGCGTTGACTGATTAAAGAAAGTAAAAAGTTGAGTGATTTTGGATTCGCTATCTTTCAAGCGTTCATCCATTCTATCTGTTTTGTTTTCGAGAGAAGATATAGCCCGGCTAAACCACCAGAGCATAGCCATCGCTGCGGTGAGGATAGGCCAGTAAGCAAGAAGTGTCTCGCCAAAGTTCACGGCTAGTCACCTTTGAAAAACTTTTGAACCGTGTCGGTTTCCCAGATACGAATGATCCACCAGACCAATGCAAACAAGGCGGCGACTTCGGGCAGTGCATCAAAGAACGCGCCGAGCGTTACGCCGCCGCTTGCAAGGTCAACAGTGGATTTCATTTCGTCTGTCATTTCTCTTTACGCAAGTTAAGGGCAAGCTTCTGAACGAAATCGTCCAGCTTTGCCAACCACTCATTGTCTCGAAGGGAGGGGGTTACGTTAGCAATAGCCGAAGCTGCTGCAATCAAAGCGGTAATCCAAGTGATAAGAGTTTCCATTATTCAGTCTCCGTAATTGAAGTGATTGTTACGCCGTGTGATGATAGAGGAATTGGATTTTCATCTTCATCCCACTCATTATTTATAAACTCTACATGTTCAGTAATCACAGCTTCGTGTGCTGCATTGTCGTTAAGGTCGTGGGCAATAGGTAATTCTAAATAAAACTGAGTTCCATCCGATAAAAGCACATTTGCCCTTACACGCGAAACGCCATCTTCTGTTATTGTTTTGAGTGTCATTTTATTTCCTATGTAAACACTAAACTAATGCCATTACCTGTATGGGTAGAGGACAATGATGCAGTAAATAATGTAAGTGGATTATCTCCTGAAAAACCACCATAAGAGGTCCACCTCCAACTTCGATCCCAACCAGACGAGCCGCTACTACTTGTGTAATAGCTGGCTGATGTTCTGTTCATTGTTGCTGTCCAAGTTCTAGTTTGGGTATATGGACTCCCAGTGCCTGACGGACCTGTGCCATACGCAGTGCCGTAAGCACTTATTGTAAGAGTGGTAAAACCCATATTGATTGTTCCTCCCCCAGATACATATATTTGTATCTGTGTTCCGCCCGGATTTCCGTAACCTATTATACCGACAATAGTATGACCGCCGGGAAATGAAGTTGGAGACAGTGAGCCTTGATTTGCAGCCATCAAGGGAGGATTGTAGCCGGTGTGTTGGTAAATACTGTTCGGGCCGATATAACCCGCTTCAATATAAATTGTAGAACCAGAAACCCTAGTAAGCTGCGAATAACTACCAGACCCATTATTTTTGGGAATAAAAAACTGACCACTACTTGCACCATAAAAAGCGTTCATCGCAGCTTGGTTTGCAGAGGACAAACCAATCAAGCCACGAATGTCGCTGTCGTTCATAGAACATTCAGTGCCAGATGTTCCACCAACTTCAACGTGCAAATCGTTCAGACTAATCTGACCACTACTTTGAAGAGCCATCTTTCAACTCCTCAATCTCAGCTTTTAATTCCTTAACAGCCTCGACAAGCAAGCCAATCACTTGGTCATACTGCACAGTTTTATATGTCTCGCCTTCTTCGCCGTGGAACACAGCCTCATCCTCGATGACAGCAGAGGGGAGAACCTTCTCTACGTCTTGAGCAATCAGGCCAGCCGACTTGCGGTCATCCTTGAGGTAGGTAAAGGTGCAACCATTAAGCTGCTGCACTTTGGTCACCGCGTCCTCAATCGGTGCAATGTCTTTCTTGAGGCGAATGTCTGAGATGGTGGTGGAGTATGCGACTACGTTGCCATCGACGTGGAGGTCGCCATCGCTTTCCAACCTTGCGCGTTCAACATCACCCGCATCAAATCGCAAGTTATCACCCGTTGCCCCAATCATAACAGCAGTGTCACTGCTAGTAGTATTGTCTTGCAAGGCAATGAAAGCACCAGAGTCGCTACTTTCAAAATTAGCAACAACATCTGTAGTGCCAGAACGGACATCTAAAGTTCTAACTGGCGAACTCGTCCCCAGCCCTAAATAACCCGAAGAATTAAAGCGCGCATATTCCTGCGAGTTATGCCCTTCAAAAGAAATGTTCCCATTAGACGCATCATTTCTTGAACGAAAAACAAGGCGACCAGCAATTTGTTGGATTTGACCCCTTTTGTTGTTATCTGTTTCATCTTGAATAGTTATCGCACCATTCGTTTTTGTCATTGTAATATTATCTGATGTAGTAATACTGCCAGTGACATCAATGCCATTAGGCTGCGTTACAAACTTCTGAGAGCCGTCATAGTAAAGCCTAAAGCCAGCACCAGTAAAAGCCTCCGCTAAAAATTGGTTATTTGCTTGGTCGTAAAACCCAATTTTTGAGCCATTTGTTGTTAGGCTTAAGTTGCCAGCCCCATTATCTCTAATAACGCTATTTGTGCCATCGTGAAGTATTTCCAAATCATTGCCAGCACCGAAGATGGCTTTGCCATTATCGTCAAAGGTAGCATTGCCCGTAATGTCAATGCCTGTGGAGGTGGTGGCTAGTTTTTCGGAGTTGTCGTAAAACAACTTGGCCGTGCCGTTAGCAACAAAACGAGCGTATGTTTTACCACCAGAGCCATTCTGAAATTCAATGTTTTGCTGACCTCTAATATACAAAGAGCCAGTCCCAACATCAGTTATGTAACTATGGCTACCATCATGATAAATCTGCAAGTCAGAGCCAGCACCGAAGATGGCTTTGTTGCCGTCGCCAAATGACAAGTCTCCCGTCATTGTGTCGCCAGACTTAGCAACCAATGAAGCACCATCAGCATAGGCATCTACCCAAGAT